TTAAATGGTCATTTTTTCATAAACATGTGTTTTTAATAATTCATATTCGTCATCATCAAAAGTATCTAATTCATTAATTGGAGTAAACATTTCATCTACAAGATTATTTTTATCATCCACAAAAAATTCCCATTTATAAATCCAATTTTTGCTATATATACCATACAATTTTGACAAATCCAAATACACATAATCCAATTTAACAGTATTAAAATATTTCTTTAATTCATTATAAAAATATTGTGAATAATCTGTTGGATTATTATGCTCATCTGATTCTACTATTATATATCTTTTATTATTGATAGTTTCATATAAGATAATTGTAGCTGCCCCAAAAACATGATTATTTTCAGAAAATGTTATTTTACCACATTTTTTTTTCCAGCTTATATCTTTCATAATATTTATCACTCCACACATATTTGGCACCTACTTATTTTAAATTATATCCTTATTATAACTATTTTATGATAGAATGAAAAGTATTTTTTATTATTTCTAAGCTTTTATTATATCTATTAATAAAATCTTGGTAATTATCTACGATCATTCTAGGCTTTGGCCCACTATGATTCAGTGGATTTCTAGATACCCACATTTGATCGCAAAGAACAGATAATGCTTGTAATTGTTTCTTACGTTTTCCCTCATCTGACGATAGGTTGTCATGAAAGCAAGCTTTTAATTGTCTATCCATTTCAAATACACTTCCAAAATCCCACTGATTATTCATATCAATTTGTTTAACAATTCCCAACGTAATCAGAACTTTCTTAAAATATCCTTCCATCGCTTTTAATACAGGACCTAATACAACCGAATAATCTGGCATTTTCATCTTTGAACTTACAATGCATTGTGCTGAAATCAATACATTTAAATCATGTGAATATAAAAAGTTAGCAACTTCTTCTGATAGTGTATTTTTTACTATTGTCTGATTAAAATCAATATTCTTAATATCATCATCAGTTATCAAAGCATCATTCGTAAACCTCCGAATTATTTGACTTATTGGAACCTTTAATGTTCGCTCAACCAAATAACAGACATCTTCCCATAAATTATACTTCAAACCTACAATTTGTAAACTACCATTATTAAATTGAATAACCGTAACACTTTCCTTCGAATCATTATTAATAATTTTTAAACGATAGGCTTCATTATTTGAACGTTTTTCTTCTTTTATTTGTAAATGACTAAATTCGCTATACAAAAGTTTTTTTATTTTATCAATTTCAAAAGTTTTTAGTCCTCTATAAGTAACACTACGATTTTCTACCTTTTCAATTTTTTCATAATTAACAAACTCATTGTATACTAGTTTATTTAAATTTTTATCTTTTCCAGCAGTATTATCAAGAGTTAATCCTCTTGCAGTTACATATATTCTAAGTAGTCCTTCTTTGGCTTTAGTATTAAGTTTGAAGTTATAAAGTTGAGGATTATTTACAGATCTATCAACAGAACAATTAATATTATATTTCTTGCATATTTCTGTTAATACTTCAACACATTCATCAACTGTCATATTTATATTTTTCACTATAAATGTTCCCCCTTAAAATACATTAATACAAAAAAATTCAAAATTATTGAATACTAGTAATATTATTCTCTATAAATAAATAAAATCCTTCATTATTTCACATTTTTGTATTCCTAATTAAATCTACATTTTAAACAAAAAAACAAGGGCAGCCGAAGCCGCCCTATTTCTTATAATTGTATATCTTCTCAACCAAATTTGTGTTAGAAATTTCTTAGCCTATATAATCACCAATTTTTATCAATAACCAGAATACATCTGTATCCTGATTAGCCTTTTGTCTCCACAAATCAACATTACTGATAATACTCCAATGATTTAAAACATTTAAACAATAATTGAAATCTCGTCCCATAGGATTTTTAACGCTACCACCATTTTTCATAATGTAAATATAAGCCTTCTTTAATAACCAAGCTACATCGGAATCAGCATATGCTTTTGCATTCCAGTATTCTTTATTTGAAATTATATTTCTCCATAAAAATTCCTGAGTACAATCTTCGATAGTAGGTACATATTCTTGTGAAATATATTTAATATTTAGATATTCACAAATACCTTTAAGAATCGCCTCGGCAAAGTCATTTTGTCTGGTAGCTAATTTATTAGCATCATTTGCATTGGAAATAAATGCAGTTTCTACTAAAATTGCAGGCATATTTGTCGAACGTAAAACTTTAAAATTTTCAACTTTTATACCACGGTCACGTGTTTTAAGGTCAGCAACAATGTGATTTTGTACAACTCTAGCCAATTGCTCTGCTTTACCACATAAAGCATATACCCATGTTTCTGTTCCATTAGCAGTTACATCAGAATGTCCATTACAATGAACACTCACAAAGTAATCTGCTCTAGCATTATTTGCTATATCGCAACGTTTTTGTAGCGAAGAATTTACATCATATCCTAGATTAGTTTCTTTCGTAGGACGAGTTTCAACAGTTTCAAATCCGTGGTCACGTAATCTTTTAGCCAACTGGTGCGCAATAGCAAATGTTACGTCTTGCTCTCTTAGACCATTACCTGCTCTCCCAGTATCATATCCTGAATTGTTATGCCCAGCGTCTATACAAAACTTCATTCCTAATCCCTCTTTTCGGTCTGTTTTATCAACTGATTAGTAAAAACGGCCCCGCCTGCCGCCAGCGCACCTTGAATAATTGCTTCGACTGAAAATCCCATTAAACCTATTGCCAATGCTACGCCAACTGCTAACAATATCCATGGAATACACCAGTCAAAAATTCTTGGGGTTTGTTTCAAAAACACGCCCACTATATAAATAACCGGTACCAAAACATATACATTTTCACTTATGAATTCTAATACATCCATAATCAAAACACTCTCCTTTCCAAATCCTCTATACGGTGATTAGCAACTTTCATTTTTTCTTCTAAAATATAAGTCCTTTCGATAATTGAATTGTGTTTATCTACTTTCTTTTCCAGTTCTTTAAGTCGGTAGTTAGTAAGCTTGCTGCTTGCCATTATTCCACCTAAGGAACCTATTACTGTTCCAGCAAAAGCTATTAATGCTACAATTATTTCATTCATGCTGCCTTCCTCCCTAATGAAAATTAAGCAGGAGCAAAATAAATCACTCCTGCCGTTTAACTATTCAGAGTATGAAGTTGTTTATTATTCTTCCGCCTCCCCTTCCGGAAGAACATCTTCTTCATCAGCTGTTTCCTCTTCTGTTTCTTTATTTAAATCCTCTGTTGGCTCTTCCGTTTCATCCTCTTCAGTATCATTTTCAATTTCTTCTGATGTCTCTGTGTCTGTATTCTCTTCTCCTGAACCTTCATCTATAGAGTCATTAATTTCACCATCTGTCTCCGTTTCTGGCTTTGCTAATATCTGTTGACAGTCTTCCTCACTAATTAAGCCGGCAATAACTGCATTTCTTACTCTTTCTTCAGAAATCTTCCCTGTATCATATAATCTTTTTAGTATAATGCTCCACATTTATTACACCCCCATCATATCTAGCATCGCTAATGCCAATGTGTCAATTTGTTCCTGCAATAAATCTTCCTTTGTTGGAATATCTGGCGCACTTAACTTTGCTTCTGCCTCATCAATAGATTCAGCTACTATTGACTCAGCTTTTAACCTTATTGCTTCATCCGGCTGTTCAACTTCTACAACATCAAACTCTATCCGTTCAGATGCCAACTGACTTACCCAGAAATCCTTTTCTTGCTCTGAAAAGCAAATGTGAGTTTCATCTTTCGTTATAACTTCATGAGTTGCAAAAACTATTTTATTGCCTTGCAATCCTATAATCATCGGCATTTCCCTCCTTATGACCTATTGGATGACGTTGTTATGGACCCGGTACCTGAAACTGTTGGTGACTTACCGTAGCAGTCATTATTTGCCACCCTAGAATAATTTCCTGAACTATAAATGCTTTGAGTTGTACAATTTCTTGTCATATTCATTTGAATATCAGCATACGTACTTAAATTATATATACCGTTCACGCAATTTCTCACTTTGTTCATGTGAATCATTGAATTAGTACCGCTTGCCAAGTAAATACCAAAGGTACAATTCACCAGCAAATTCTTAAATACTTTCGCATCATTACCTGAAAGGTAAAGCCCGTATCCATTAGTTACTGCATTCATAACTGTTACATTAGTTACTAATATATCATTACATGAAAGTAGCCTTATACCGGTGACATTATTAGCGTTTGTATTACCATTACAATCAATCCTTATACCTTCTATCCTCATTCCTGTTTTAGCATTTGCATAGAACATATTGCATTTTTTACCGGCCTGTATGGTATTTGTATCAAGCTTTATATTAGCATTGAATCCAATAATAGAAATGTTGTCCTCCAACTCTACCAAATTAAATACTCCATCGACTTCAGTGACCCCATCTTTATTAAAAAAGTAATCACCTGGCATTAACAAGATTGTACCGCCTGCAGTTCCATTTAATTTAATTCTATTAATAGCCAATCTAAGTTGTTCTTGGTCGCCTACAGCATCACATATAAAATCCGCTTTTTCCTTATTGAACGAATTTACTGCCGCCACTATTACAAATCCATCAGTGACCAAGTCATCTAATTTATCAAAATTCTCATTGATAACCGCTATATCTTTTTTATCCGTATATTCAGGCTTTTTTAATTTCTTTTTCACCGTTGTTAGCATCCATATCCCTCCTAATTTTCAAATTCAAACGATTCGTTCGTTGCTAAAGGATACCATTTCCCCAATTGCCAACTGGATACAACATTATCAGGAATAGCATTTGCCGGTACGAAATATCCTGAATTGTTAGCCAGGTAAACATTATACCATTTACCTCCCATTTTGAAGTTTAATATGTTTCCTCCATTTTGCATTGATTGAATGATATTTTCCGGTGTAAGAGCGGAAGATGCTAAATTATATACGTCCCTTCCTATCATTATTGAATTATCTTCTATTTCATCTTTTCTTGCCCGATACTTTTCTATTGCTATCTCTTGTTCATATGCGCTTTCAAAGCCTTCTCCGCCTATCTTAAGGATATATGATTTTCCTAAATACTGATTTGATAATCTGAATCTAAATAAAAAGCTCCCACTCTCTGCGGTTTCGGTCTGATTGATATACCGAATTCCTTGTGGAAAAGGCAATTCTTTATCGTGCAATAAAATTGTTATTTGACGCTTCCCTGGCTCATTTACACTTCCAAAAACACTTATTAAGCCATTTTGATTCATTACCACTACATTTTTTGCATTAGCTGCTTTTACTTCTGCTTCTTTTTTCACGCGTATATCCATTGTTCCATCCTCTTTTAACTTACCTGCCCCTACGACCTCTAAGCCCCGATACAAAGCAACTTGTACTTTATGAATTGGTTGGAATATAACTGGTATGCTCATAATTCCTTGATTTAACATTGAAATTTCACCAATGGTGGCATCATTCACGACTATCTGCCAATAATCAATATGAGCTTCATCAGGAACTTTAATTTCTAATAAACTGCTTACATCGGTCTTTTGTGTAAGCGTCCAATGGCCTTGATATACGTCAACCTTCTCTCCATTTAAGAAGAGGCCTGCTATAAAAACTAATATTGCCGCCACACCTCCGGCTACTGTCTTTTTAACTTTGTTGTTATCCATCTGTCATCCTCCTTATCTGATTAATATGCCATATCCAGATCCATTGCTAAGTGTCATGGCATGAAATCCGGCTTCCAATCTATGTATACCTGTCTCCAAGTCTTGGCCCCAAGTTTGTTCACTCCCCCATGGCTCAAACAAACTATCCAGCCAGTTTTCATCCGGATTCGGTGGGTTAGCAGTATCCCATGCCCTAATTGCAAGATTATTAATTCCACTTAACAATGCTTGATTTACCCTTATTGCATTTGCTATTGGAGTTACATCTGACATTCTTACTCCATTTGAGTATAAGGCCCAATGTGTAACATTATAAGCTGCAAAAGGTTTAATAAAGATATCCGATGTCATTCCTGATACCACCGAAATGATTGTAAATGAGCCACATGGCATAATTGCGGTTTTCTCAACGATAGCCGCTATGGCCGGATACTGATCACTGGCCTTTAAGTTTGCAGAGCTATCAATATCAGCGCGAACTGTCGCACTGATAGCCGGTGTAGTAATTCTGCTTTCAATCCCATCATAGATATACAATTCAAAGTATAACAGACCGGGTACTGCAATAGCGTCAGTTTTTATAATATATTCGCACTCACCCTGTTCAGCATTTGTAATGACAACATCATCATCTACATACGCTGTTCCATTTGCTCTCCGGAACCCTATCAAAATCTTCTTTCCAAGCAATGATTTTGGCTCTTCATTATCAAAAATTTTAAAAATTACTTTATATGCATTCTTGTCACCAGATACAAAATAACAGCCTTTCCCTATAACATCCTTTACCTTTCGCGTAAAAATATCCAGTTCAAATACATTTGGTGTTCTCAAGGTGATCTCCCCTTTCATTATTTAATAATAAAAAAAGAAGCGCTGATTAAAGCACTTCTAAAAGTCCATATTTTTGTTTCTGTTCACGTCCCCAAGCTCTGCACTCTTCGACATACTGATTATATGCTATAAACTCTTCATTTTGTGGATTTAAAATTCCAAGTCTCAGCATTTTAAACTCTTCATTTTCATCCGGATATCTTTCACGAATTTTAGCGACAACTTGTCGGTCAATACTTTCTTCTGTGACTGGTTCCGGTTCCGTCTCCTTATCAAAAGTCAAAATTGCTCTATCTTTAAAAAATTCTTCTTGAACCACCCTCTCATGCCTTTCTACAGCTTCTTTAATCAGAACTTTTCTCTCTTCCAAAGTTTTATATTCCACAGTCCTCATTATACCACCTCACTTCAATTCCATATCCTCCATATATGCCCTTAAATTTCTTATACCACCAATTACAATATCTCCATATCTATAGCTTCTATACCAGTTATAAATAATTTTAAATGTTACAGATGCACCTGGATTAATTACTATTGAATCAGTAGTAAATACTGCCTCTTGCCACGCATATGGACTATATGGGCTAGTTGTATGAAGTATTTCTCCGGTATTAACATTCACTAAAGAAAAATCAAAATTTGCTTGCTCTTCCCACATATCAAATGTTATCTTTAAAAATCTCTTTTTATAGCTAGGGCTTACTATAAGTCTCATATTAAACTCACCTGTGCCACTAGCATTTTCATATTGCAACCCTTTGTTATGCTTCTCTTCTGACAAATTACTTGCTTCAAGCGTATAGATTATGCTTCCATTTGCATCTCTTTTAGCAACAAATCGATAAAAATCACTTGCATGATAATTATCAAGCGTGTCAGCATCACCAGTTATCGATGCCGGCAACTTGCCTTGTGCATTTAGCCTTAATATCTTATTAGCCTGTGGCACTGTTACGATATCATCATTATTTGGCACATAATACGGTACTGCCTTGCCACAAACATTTATATCATCACGTTCATCTGTTATAGCAGATTGAGATATGCTTGTTACCCCTGCAGCAACATATATTTGAGCCAAACTTATTTCATATATTTGACTTGTTCGTGTGAGTGCCGGTGCAGCAGGATTGGATGCAGGAGTTCCTTGTATTATTAAAGCTTCAATTACTCTGTTCATTACTACATCAAGCCTTAGTACTACTCTGTCTATTCTATTCAGTGTTGCATCAGCTGCGTTAATTGTTAGTACTTTATTGCTATCATTCTTATACCAATATCCGTTTATCCATGCCTGGCCGGATTTCACTTCAACAGTCATCCCTGCCGGATCAGTAGATGTTACTTGTAATTCATTGCCTACTTCCGGAAAATAACCGTTTTTAAAAATTCTACTAAATACTTCCGCAAATTCTATTTGATTATATTGTCTTGTATCACCCGCTTTACTGCCAAAAAACCTATATTGTTCTGCCATTACTTATATACCTCCTGCAATACATTTTTTCTATCTCGCTTAATCAGACTTACCAAGTCCGGTATCTCTTTGCCCGCCTCAATTTTCAATTCATAGCCTTTGTCAGAATAATCTTCCGTGGCAGATATTATTCTTGTATGCATTGTTGCATAATCGCTTACAACCGTTATGATATCGCCGACATTGTAATCTTTTTCATAAACAAAACTTTTATTTTCCTGTACTACATCAAACGTTAACGAAATTTCCTCTTTTACTTCTGCAAGCTTTTCTTCTCCTCTTTGAATTAGTAGCGAGTCATCTTCAATATCTCTTGCATCTACAAATATTTCTCTCCTGCTTAATCCAGTTGCTGTACCTACTTCTACGACTGCTCTTTCTGCCGCTTCACCTTGTCCTGCTACAATCGCCACGTTTTTGCTCTGCTGTCTATTGTGAATAAATTCAAGATTACTAATATTATCAAATCTTTCCGAAAAAATAACGGGACTATTTTCTGATTGATTTGTACTTAAATCTTTTCCTTGCAATACATTTAATACAAATTGTTTGTTTTCAAATGTGCACTTATATCCTAATCCACTTGCAATACATAATTCTGTTATTAACTCTTGCAATATGTTAAACCTTGCTTGTGTAGTTGTAGAATCACCACGATTATAATTAATCCCAAGCGTGATTAAATCTGTATTATTGCTAATATAATGATGTATTGCTGATTCATAATTTCCTGTAAAAACATCATATCCGGTTCCGGTAGAAACTCCATATTTGCAAATCGTATTCTGCATTATATAACTTGCAACATCAATTGTTTGAATTTCAATCGTATCTAAGGTACCTTTAAAATAAGTAATAACATAAGGGCATTTTTTATGAACCAAAAAATTATCTATGTTAACAAGTTGTGAATTTCGTTTTTGTTTCGCTATTGACATATTTAATTTATTTGCAGCTCTATAATTGGTTTGCACTGAGAGTGTATCAAAATCATCTATAATACCTATAAAATTTAAGTTTTTATCATAAACTTTAATCTCCATGTCTACACCCCCGAGTATTTTGGATAAAACGATAAAATACAACTGCTATTTGCATCTGATTCTGCTGCTGTGTACTCTAATTGGTTTTCTCCGACTCGCAAGCTGAAAAAATCACTATTTTCATCAACATAATGAAATGCATTCTCTCCGTTTATACGTACATATTTATTACCATACTCAGTACCAATTTCTAATACATCTTCTGCCTCTATAGTCCTGTTTATTTTGATTTCTGCACCGATAGTTGTATTTTTTATCGCTGGATTAACCAATTTACCTGTTAATTTCAAAAATACTGGTGCTTTCGTATCGCCTGGATTATTCACTATCATTTTCGTACCGACTTGCCCAAAATTGATTGGAAAGCTCATAGGAAAACTAAATCCACCTTCAAAACTGGCCAAACGAAAACTGATTGGTTCAATTTCAGTCCAATAAGGATCCGGACAAAGTATATCGATTATAAAATTTTGATACTTGAATGTTTGTTGCTTTGAAAATTTAGGCCCTACTTCAACCTGACACTCTATTTGCCTTTTTATGTTCCCGTATTCATATATTATTTTTCCTTTAGACTTTGGAAAGAAAACTCTTAGCAATCTTGCCCTGTATGCTGCAATTTCCTCTTTAGACTTACCTTTGATAGCTCCGGTTAATGTTAGTTCCCTATTCATTAGTCTTACATTAGTTACAGTGGACCCATCTTGGCCTATGCTTTGAACTCTTATTACTTCTGCTGTTATCCCGTCAACTCCGGATAGTTCTTGAAAAAAATAAGGGAAAGAATACGTTAATGATATACTTTCCCCGACTTCATTTATATATGTTACTTTTTCGTATCTATTTTTAAGCATATGCTCAACCCCTAATATCCAAGCGCTAAATCTCTCTGAGTCTTTTGTATTTGCCTACCTAATTCAATCGGATTCGGCTGCGGATTGTACACGTTTATTATGGTATTACCGCCTTTTTGTTTTTCAGAAGCTTCTTGGTAATAAGGTTCTATGATTCTTTTTGCCTGTTCGGTTGCATAATCAAATATATCTTTTTCTGAATATCCAAATTGTTTTAATATCTGTGCCTCTTGAATTGTTGACCTGAAAGCAGCCTGAAAATCTCTTTGATAAGAAGTAGCTTTTTCTTTTTGAACTCTATTCCGCTCTGCTAGAGCAGCTGTTTCTAACTTTAATGCGTCTGTGGTTTCATATATTTCATTCTTCAGTTTTTCGTATGCTATTTTCTCTTCAAGCAGCTTTTGTGTATACTCTTGCGCTTGCTTTGAACTTTCTCCGAATTCATATATAATATCATTAAGTGCTTGTTCTGTCACCTTAATATTTTCTGCCAATATAGCTAATTGTTTCTCCTGCGCTTGTAATTTCATGTTTAATGCTTCTGCAGTACCCTCTAAATCTTTATTTTGTAGTTCCCAAAGTTCTAATTCTTTATTAATAATACTAATAGCCAAATTTGTATTTTCTTTAACTTTGTTAAATGCTTTATTGATTATTTCAGCCATGTTTAAAACTGCTTCCTCAGGTTTTTTACTATTATCCTCTATACCCTTTGCAAGCCCTTCTGCAATATACCTGCCATATTCGGCCATTAACTTACTTGGCGACTCAATTCCAAAGAATTCTTTGATTGTTTTCCCTATTCCGGATACAAAACCTGTAACTTTATCCTTAATCCATTGTGCCATACTACTTATGCCATTCCATAGTCCTGTTACAATGTCTTTGCCAAATTGTACAAAAGCGCCTAATTTTTCTTTTATATCTAGTAATAGATTATCAACCCATTCCCGGAATTGTGGATTGATATTATATAACAGCTTTACTGCTCCAGCTATCGGATTTGTAATGAACAGTAATATTTCTTGCCAGTTATTCTTAAAAAAGTCCACAACAAGCTTAAATGCATTAGGAATATCTTCTTTAAAAAGTTTTACAATCCAATCCCATACTGATATTGCAGCATTTTTAATAGCATCCCAAGCACCAATTATGCTATTTCTAAAATCTTCATTAGTATGCCACAATGTTACCAATCCCGCTGTCAATGCTGCTACCGCTGTAATGATAATTCCTATTGGACTTGCGCCTTGAACAGCATTTAAGGCTGCTTGTGCAATGGTCATGCCTTCAGTTGCTGCTTTCCATTTTTTCATAGCTTCTACAACAGCATTTACAGTAGTCATAACTTTCCACCCAGCCATTGCAGTAGCGATTGCTGCGGCTCCAGCTGCAATATTCCCTGCATTATCTATTAGCCAAGTGAATCCATCAACTATTGGTTGCGTATCTACATCCTTAAGCTTTTCTGACCATTCTTTTATTTTAGGCAATAACTGTTCTCCGATTGTTATTGCTACATCCTGCAAGTTATTTTTTAAAATTTGTATTTGGCTTGCTGTGGTCGAATAACGTTGTTCAGCTTCATTCGATAAAGCTGTATTTTCTTCCCAAGCCTGAGTACCTATTGCAAGTGATTCAGAAAATAAATCACTTGCACCTGCTGCTCTTAATAATGCATCTCTTAATCTTACTTCTGATATTCCCATATCATCAAGTATTTTAATTGCAGAAAGCCCTCTTTCTTCAGCACTTCCTAAGCCCTGAATGAATGCAATTATTGCACTTGCAGCATCTTCTTGAAACGCTCTTCTAAATTCTTCACTTGTCATTCCTGCAACCTGTGCGAATTCACTCAATCGTTTGCTATTCGTTTCAACTGCTAGCTGCATATCCACCATAACTTTTGAAAATGCAGAACCTCCAGCCTCGGCCTCGATTCCAACGGATGAAAAAGCAGCGGCAAAAGACATTATTTGAGCTTCTGTCAACCCTATCTGAGCACCAGCGCCGGCTAATCTTTGCCCCATACTTACAATATCAGCTTCTGTTGTAGCAAAATTGTTTCCTAAAGCAACTATTGTGCTGCCAAGCCTATCGAAATTTTCCTGGTTCATTTGTGTAATATTTGCAAATTTGGCAAGTGCACTTGCGGCTTCTTCTGATGATAGATTCGTTGCTTCACCCAAATCTATCATTGTTCTTGTAAATCCTAAAATATTTGGTGTTTCGATACCTAATTGTCCTGCTGCTTCTGCTACTTCTGCAATAGCTGTCGCTGAAGCAGGTATTTCCTTTGACATTTCTCTTATTCCCTTGCTTAATTCTGCCAATTGTTCCTCTGTTGCATTCACGGTTTTCTTCACACCCGCAAAAGCACTTTCATAATCAATTGCTGCTTTTGCAGATCCTATAACAGTACCCGTTATAGTTGTAGCTGCTGTTATAGCTGCTTTTTTGATTACATCAAAAACACCTTGTAATTTTTCTTGAGCGTTTTTAAATTCTTCGCTATTTTTAAATGCCTCTATTTGTGATTTTGCGTAATTCTTCATTGCTTCTTCATTTTCTTTTAGCTCTTTTTCCATTTTGTTTAGCTCGGCTGTTGCTTTATTTACTTGTGCTTGCCAACCTTGCGTTACCCGATCATTTTCTCCATATTTATTGCTTGCAGCTTCAAGACCTTTTTGCAGTTCAGCTAATTTTTGTTTTTGTACATCAATTTGTTTATTTAACACCTCATTTCTTGCTGTCAAAGCTCGTATGCTTTTGTCGCTTTCATCAAATTGACTAGCTACCGCTTTCATTTCATAGCCTAGAGCTTTCATTGTTGCATTTATATCCTGTATGGCTTTCCTAAACTCTTTTTCACCTTCTATTCCAATTCGAGGACCGATGTCGTATGCCATATTCTCACCTGCCTTTATAAGGGGATAACATCATCGATTGTAACTTCTTTCGTCAAGCTTTCATATGTTATACCTTTCAACCTCATTATTAATTCATTATCAAATGTCTTTTGGTAAGCTTTATACAACTTCCAAAACTTCCGCCACGTCATATGTCCAACCTGTTTTTCAGTAAAACCCAGTTTATTCATGCCAATATACAAAACCCACGCAAAATCAATTTTTATCTCTCCGATTGGTTCTGATTCTGCGTGGGTATCGTGTTTTTTTCTTCATCTGTTTTTACAGATTCAATTGTTAAACTTTGAATTAACGCCGGTCCATCTTTTAAACCTAGTGCGGATACAATTCTGCCTACTTGCTTATGACTTAAAAAAGCTCTTTTTTCGCCTTTTTCTTCATTCTCAATATCAATACCTTCATTAATCATTTCTTTAAAAATCCATATAAGATCTTTAATTTTTATTTCTTCGCCTTCACCTGGTTCTAAAGCATTCATCCATTTTTCCATACTTCCATACTCTTGTTGTATGGCCTCCATAACATTTAAAGTAAAAGCTATTGGATATTGTTGCCCATTAACCGTAATATGTTTTAAAGTATCTAACATAACAACCCTCCTATTTCAAAAGAGGATGATATAAAATCACCCTCTTTCTGTTATAGTTATGCAATTCCTGCTTTTTGATTAAGATATGCCTTTGCTTCATCTTCCGTATCAAATGTGTTTTCCATTTTCCAGTCTCCGTTTTCATCTACCATTATTGTTCCTTCCAATACAGGCGTATTAAAAGTTACTGTTTCACCTTTTGTTGAATTAGTATCTGCCGGCTCTGCAAATTGGACCGCCGGAAGCCATATTGCCCTATACTTTCTTACACCATTCACTATCTTTACCCCATAAAAGCCTATTCCAACGATCGGACTCTCATCATCTTTATTAGCTGTTAATTCGCCTGTAGTTTCATCAATTTTATGCCCTAAAAATTCTGTTTGAATAGTATCACTTAAATCATCAACCCCAAGCGTAATAGTCCCTGACTGAAAAGACTTATCACTTTCTGCTAATACATCATCAGCATATAGCTTAACATCGCTATATGTGATTGATATATCCGCTTGTATAGCTTTCGCTATAACCCCAGAGTTTGACTTACTTTTATATACCGGATATTTTAACCCTATTTTGGCCATCTTATTTACCTCCTTACAATGCATAAATTGTTAATTCTATATCTAATGTTTTTCCCATTTCTTCGATTGCCTTTTTCTTAACCCTATTTACCGCCGGTCTTACAAACGGTCTTTTAGGTTGAGTGCTGGTACCGCTTTCCATCGCCCTGGCTTTTAATGCGTTTGGCACACCTTTTCGGTCATATCCATCAAAGCCGATCTTTGTGTTTGTATTACCCATCGAATCAATATCCGGTGGAGCAATACCAAAAGAATCTAATAAATCACCAGTAGAATATTTCGAACCGGCCAAATTTTTTTCAAGTTCTTTTCTTATTTCGTCTGCAATAGGATTAGCTCCAGCCATAACTACTTTTTTTGCAATCTCCGGAGCATCTTTCCCAAACTTTGAAAGCTTTAAAGCATATTCGTCCAGTCCTTTGATTGTCATTCTTGCCATTATATCAACTCCCACACCCATTCATAATGGATATAACCGGTATCATCTTCATGCTGTATAGAATTCAAACGCCATGATATTTCTGCTTCTGTAAGTTTGTCTTGAATTTGCTCAACAACAGGGTCATATTCAGTTTTTGTGAAATAATCAATTGTACCTTGAATTGAAAAGTCTTCTTTTTTATCATCCGCATTAAGCGAATTTCCTTCGGAATCTTCTGCCCACACGATATAGTTTCCAGTTTGGCCGGTAGCAGAATAGTGAAATACTGGCGGACCTATGGAAACTAGAATATTTTTCAAATCATTCAATGTCATACGGCGTCACCACCTTCACAAGAGTAAGGTCTGTGATCGGTTCTCCACTCTCTTCATCAATGCCGTGATATGCTCTGGTAACTTTGTATTGTTCGCCATCAGCCAGAATAACAATGTTGTGATTGGTAATGCTCCGATTCTGGAGGATGCGGATTCGAGCTGATGTTTCAACCATTTCTTGCATGGCTGCATCTTTTGGAACCGTTTCAAAATTAAGTTCACCATACCAAGATTCATATTTTGGTGTCAGCGTCATCTTCGGCATATCACCTGGTGATGCTACGTTTTTGATGTCATAGACAGTACAGATGCCTCTATCCAGAATCACTGCTGACACGCTCCTTCAGCCACCGCTCACGCCTGGCCAGACGCAACCATTCAGGCATGCCGGCATTCTGGTCCCTGTTCTGGTACCGCCACACTACATAGTCAGCCAATAGAACCTCATCATCCACATTTCCGGCGACAAGTTTGATACCTATCCTGTCAAGCTCAGCATCTGCCGCTTCTATTCTTTTCTTCAGATAGTCATCCAAGGATGTATCAGAGGCCAGGCGGTTCAGCCTGGCCTTGACAATTCCAAGAACGGTTTCTTCGGTGTATGCCATATGGCATCACTCCTTACTCTTTTTAGGCTTTACAGCTTTGGACGTTATAAAATTTGACGCTTCTTTTGTCCTTTTGATATATCCCTTTTGTATCATCTCATCCAAGTATTTACCATCATATTCATCGCCAACATGGTATATCCTGCCGGTATATGGGCATTTAAACCCACCTATCACTCTATGCATGCTCTATCCCTCCATTACTGATTAGCACTATCCTGCGGGAAAGTAATTGAAGTTGTCGGAGCAGTATTGTTAATATTCACAATGACAAATCCTTCGCCGAACACAGGCATACCATCATAACGGGCAGTGCCACGGAATACAGTTTGGTCCTCAGTAAACTTCACATGTTCGGAAGATGCAAGATTTGCGCCAGCCCTTTCAGCAAGCAGATACAAATCTCCATAACCACCAATAATGTCGTTATCAGGCACAAACGGCAATTCAACAATATCACCGCCTTCAATCGGCATGGTGCTGTTGACGCCAGCAACAAGCGCACCGGCAGCATTGAATGTTACAGCTTTAGATAACAGTTTCATTCTGGTCTTTCTGTTCATAGCCCAGAATGTACCCCCAGCGCTGTAGTTGGGCTCTGCAACTCCAAGATACAGAAGAAGTTCTGCAAAGAATTCCTGAGAAGTCATTCCGGTGGGGTCAAACTTTATCAAATTAGTTTCACTGAGATTGGTCCATTCAGGAGCATTTGCACCCCAGTTTGACGGTTTTTCGGTTTGTGCAAGTCTTGTTGCAATACCAAGAGGCATTTTCACACCGGTACCATACAGTATGGCTTTATCTACTGCAAGCCCAATAGCTTGACCAAGTACATCCATAATTTCATTGGCAAGATTAAGGTCGCTATCTTCAAGCGTTGGATTCGGAATTGCGATAAACCCGCCTACTTTGTATCCGTCAACTTCAACCTGGTTAAGACCGAAACTCAATTCATTCAGCTTGCCAACAGCTTCTGTCCAAATTCCTTCCGGTACCGCACCCATGATATTCTGACGAGCTTTACCTCCAACGGGTTTGACACGGATTTTTGTAATAAGCTTACTGTATCTATAAAGATTGTCTCTCAGCAAATCCAGCATTACATCAGGAATGGTTAATTCAGCACCGGTAACAGCCCTTTTTTCACCTTTAAATTCGCGAACACGAACCAAAAATTCTTTTACGTCCTCTCGATTAATAAAAGTATCAATCTCACTTCTATTCATGCCTTGAAAAAATCCTCTTCTCATTCTTACCTCTCCACCTTCCTCTTTTTTTCTTTCATGACTTTCAATTTTTGGTACAGGGTTTGACGCCCTGCTGTTAAGCTCATCGAGCTCTGCTTGAAGCTTTTGGATTTCATTCTCTAATTTTTGCTTTTCATCTTCATGCTGTTTGAGTTCCTCGTTAAATGTTTCCTGCTCTTTCTCAAATGCCTCAACCGATTCATCAACAGCATTCTTGTCCTCTTCCGGAGTTTCATCCGTAATTTCATTGATAGCTTCCTCTAATTCTGCCTCGCGTTTCTGAAGTTCAGCTTTTCGCTGTTCAAAATCTGCATCCTTTGATTTGAGATCTTCAAGTTTCTTTCTCAAATCCTGAATTTTCTTAGTTATTACTAATTGTCTCAATGCCATTTTTTTAACCTCTCCTTTCTTTCATTTTTCCATTTTTCTATTTGTCTCTTTTTAATTTGTTCAAAATCTTTCTTCCGGGCCTGCACAGAGGTGTCTTCGTAGGCTGGGAATGTAACAACTGAAACTTCATAAAGCTTAACGCGCTTGATTGTCCAGTGAACCGATCCATCGTCGTTATATGCAGTATCTTCTTCAAGAATGTCAAAACCAAAGCTACACTGGTTCACGTCTCCACGCTCAACTCTGGCATACAAGTTCATGGCATCCTGGTCCTTTTCGTTAATTTCAATACGCCCCCACAGTCCACGACTATCAACTTTGAGCTCAAGAGTACCAGCCTTATTTCGTCCAAGCACTAACGTCGTATCATGATTAATCAACGCCCGAATGTCATCACTTAAAGCATCATCAAAAGCATGTGGATCAATGCTCTCTGTAGCTCCCGGCCAAAGTTCATATGTATCGCCAAATACTGCGAAATAACCTTCAATGTACTTTTTATTATCAGTTTCTGCAGCCCGAAATTGTGTAGCTTGGCATCGCATTTGTCGAATCGATCTATCCTTCTCCACCTTCATCACCTCCAATCAGCTTTTTCTGTTGACCAAGCATGCTGGCCGGAATATAATTTTCAAGAGCAAGCAACTCATCCATCTCAGGATCCGGGGACATTCCAATCCAGTCACGCCACTCATTCCTACGCATAGCCATACGGTCCACCATTGCAGAACCGGCGGATACAATATCTTGCAAACTATACGAATACAAACTTCGTGGATTAAACCGCCAGTATAGGTCTGGCGAGTACAGAAGTTTCCGGGTAAGTTCCTGTTCAATGGCCTTTGCTTTTCCAAGTATCCTGGAACCAATGAAATTGTTGTATTCTTCCCGGTCAAAACTACCAACGCCAACTAAAAAAGGCGGTACGCCGAATATTCCGGCAACCGTCCTTTTGTCGAGCTCTATATTTTTTGCTATAGCAAGATCATTAAGTGTTAATGGTTTAACCTGTTCTACACTGAAAGCTTCTGCTGGGATAAACCATGGCCGACCGTTTTCACTGGCATCAAGGTACTGCTCGGATAACTTTTTTCGTCCCTCTTTGCTTGCAAATTCCTCTGTCAATCCATCGACTTTTACAATGATTGAAGGAGCTGGACTTTCAAGTAATGCTTGCTTTGTGGCAGTAGCTTGTTTTAGTCCCTTAACAATATCCCTCAATACTACCTTATAACCTGTGCCTACCCATGGCCGTTCAGGGTTTGGATTAATTACAAAGTGCAGAACCTCGTCCGGAGAAAAAGTTTTATCTCCATACCTGATTATATAACCATCGGCAGTATCTACAAATGTAACCTGTGAAGGCTTTAAAGGTTCCAAATTTTCCAAATATCCATCTGCCGTATACCTTGGATACGTAACCTGGTTCCCATTTCCTTCTAACATTAAAGTCCAAACAAGATTATATATAAAAGCCTTTCGAGTCATCCATTTATTTGGTTCAATATCAAGCTTTCTGGACAATTCGTTCTTTACTCTTACATCCCCCCGGTCTGTGTTCTGCATAAGATATATGGTCATATTACTAATTAAATCCGCATATATATCTACACACATTTTCACTTCCGGACAATTAGCAAGCTTTGTGTATCCATTTGTGACCAGGATATCATATGCATCCGGTGAGCAAAGCCATACCATACTTCTTTTCTGTGGAGCGTCTCTACTCTGATTATTGGGTTTTCTTTTTTTACTCATCTAACCACCCCTTTGCTTTTTGCGACTTTTCTAAATTTTCAAGCATACGAACACAGGCAAATACAGCTGCATCAAATACATCAATACGATGTGTTTCTTCGACTTTTTCGTACTGGATCATATCGTCCGTTTTTTCTATTGCACGGACATTGGCCACACAGTATTCAAACGGTTCAGCGCCAAAATAATAGAGCTTCCCGTCCTTCGCCTTTTTCTCAATATGACGGAAGCCCTCCGACTTTTTGTAGTAATATTGCGGTTGGTCAACAATTGTAAAACCTTTTTGTTTCATGCCAATAAAGTATTCTCTGCAGAATTTTCTATCATGGCCGACTTGCTTAATCTTGAATCCATCTTTTCGCATCTTATCAAACCAGTTCACCACATCAGAATGGTTTACTGTTGGATTATTGCACATATCGAGCCAGCCATCATCCTGCCAACCAAATAAAGGGATATTGTCCTCTTCGGCTTTCACATGTGCCGCTACAATCGGGAACCAGCAATGCGGAATAATAATATCAATATCTTTGTATGACCCATAAAGTGCGGACGTTGTTAAGTCATGCAACTTTGACAGGTCCGCACCACCATACCAATTAATTGATAGTGCTTTCACAAATTCAAGTTTTCTCTGCAATGGCCATGACGGGTCTATGCCTAAATCTTTTTCAGCTTTTCGATTACTCACCTGAAATTCAACTAGATTAAAATATGCCTTCATTGAGGATGTATATATATTTAAAGACTTCGCAAGGAAATCTTTTCTTTGCTGGGGATCGTTCTGCGCTTGAAGCGCATCATTCATTATGTCAGCTGGCCGGATCGTCACTCCATAACTTGGATTTGCCTTTTCATGTTCAATTGGGTTGGTATAATCTACATTGCCGTTCTCATCTTCATCTGCTTTACAAATAAAAATAAAATAAGCATCGTCTTGTACAATGCCGTCTAAAACTTTTTGACAATATTTCAAACGCTGATAACAAAAGCTGGTTACATCGTCACCAGCAGTAGTAATACCAATTACCAATTTATTTGTATAAGCCTTTGTTGCTTCTTTTAAAATGTTATATTGCTTTGGTGATTTGTAAGCGTGCATTTCATCAGCAATAACGATATTGCAGTTGAAACTGTCTTGTGCATCCGGGTTACCAGCCAGGGCTTCAAGATGTATCATGCCGCCATCGAAATCATCGTGGGAAATAGAGTGCTCCATGTTGTTGTCAAGAATGCGCCAACCATCAGCTATAGCGGTATTTTTATCTGGATACCAAACCTTAGTCAGATTGTAAATCCAATTTTCAAAACTCTTCATTGCCTGTTTAAGTACAGCACCAACGACATATACTGTCGAACCACTCTTGCGTTCCAGGATGCCGAGTGCCCAAGCCAGTGCTGAAGCAAATATCGTTTTACCGTTTTTTCGAGGAATAAAAATAAATGCCTCTTTAAACCGGCGCTCATTTGTACCAGGAATATAAAAAATCAAAATCGCATATATAACAAATTTCTGCCAAGGTTCCAATAATAATGGTTTCCCTCGCAAAGGAGTACCATCAAGAGCTTCTCCCTGCCGATGTTTAAAAGTTTTTTGAATGATATCAATAACAAAGTCCGCATCTTTTGTGCGGACCTCCCATTTACCTGATTCAATGTCATCAAGAAATCGCTTACAACATTGTATTCGTTCCTTATTTGCTAAAATTTTTCCACTAACAACGCCTTGAGCATACTCTAATACCTCCGCAACGTATTTTCCTTTTAATTTCATTTGCTACTCAACTCTTTAAGCATTACTGATAAACCAGATTCTTTTTTCTTTTTGAAGGCGGCCTCATCAGCTTTGAGCAAGCCCTGCGGAGTGAGTCCAAGCTGTGCGGCATATGCCAGGATATCCTTCCGGAGCGTTTCAAGGGTTGTTACAATAGGAGCTTTCTTAGTACCTGTATTTGTATATTCATCAAACTTATAATCAGATTCTATAAAGCGTTCAGTCAAAATTTTATACTGTTCCCGGAGTTGTGAGTATACCTCAATAATTGGTTCAAATTCAGGTTTGTATACGCCAAGCGATTTCATATAATCCCTTGTTTGATTAATTATGCTTTTTGGTCGTCCCATCTCATCAACTCCTTTCCATTTTCTGGTCTAATAAAATTTTCACCTTTTGCCAGAGAGGGAAAGAGGGCCCAGCGCCAGTCCTCGTGGTTTATCAATCAATTTTAAAAAGGTGGGGGGATCTACTTTTCACCACTCACCTGCATATTTTTCTATCCAATCTATTCCAACCTTACCCATCCTTTTAACCCACTCAAGTCCAAGAGCAGTCAACTTATTTGTGTTTCTGTCATGCATCTTGTCATGACATTTATTACAAAGACTTATCAGGTTATTACTTGCCAATGCTAATGTCGTATTAAAAAGCAAACACCACATCAATGGTATGATGTGGTGTACTGTAGTAGCCGACGTAGTCTTTCCGTATCGTTTGCATTCTTGACACCGGTATTCGTCACGTCTAAGTATTTTAGACCGTTTGGATAACCAACGTGTACTTTTATAAAACGACCTCATTCTTTCCTTAAGCACATACTTTCGCCTACCTTTGTTGCATAAAAAAAGACATCATAAAGATGCCTTTTTTGTGTTTATTCACAATTTTATTTTGGTAAATTATCAATAGCATATTGTGCTTCTTCTTTCGTAAATTTCTCTCCATACTCAGAAATTAATTGATCATATATAGCGCTTGGTGACATAGACATTTGCTCTTGATATATGATCGCTTTTTTTAAAGCATTTTCTTTCCAATCAGCTTTTACGTTCTCTATAGCATACTTAGCTGCTTCCTCAGAAAACTTTTCTCCATATTCAGACACAAGCTGATCAAATAAAGCAGCTTTTGACATATGCATCTGATTGGCATATATCTCTGCTTTTTTAAGTGCAGACTGATACTCTTTAGGAATGTTTTCTTTAGACTGCTCTTGTTTATGTGATTCCTGAACTGTTTTTTGGGTTGTATTTGCCTGCTCTACAGGTTTCTGTTGTGATACTTCTTCTGTTGTATTTGTTTGTTCCATAGGCTTTTGTGTTACTTCATCTGGTTTATCACCACTATTACTTAAAGCTCCAATAATAATTATTATTACAATAACCCAAAACCACCAACGTTTAAATATAGATTTCTTCTGTTTTTCCTCCATTTAGATTCCCCCTTTCAATTCCAATATTCTCCACAAAAGAGGAAAATCCTTCTTTTATTTACTAAAAAAAGAGTTTTTTCACTTTATAAGATTGATTATTTTAACATTTTATAAAAAATTTTTCAAAAAATACTTGACGCGTAACAAGTATGTATGTTATAATATAATCAGAAAGGAGGTGAACGGCGAGTGATAGAAACAATAAAGGACTTAGTTGAAATCGGTGTACTGCTCCTCACAGCGGCCAAACTAATAAAGGAGCTAACCGATAAACCTAAGTCCAAGCGGAAGGGGAGAAAATAGCTCCCCTTCTAAAAAATATTATATCACAACGCCGGAAAATATGAAATATAATTTTACAACTGTTGTTCTGATAGCACTCGTAATTCTCAACATCTTAGATGGTGACTTTACCAATCCGTCTTGGTTAGATTACATTAAATTTATTCTGCTTGCCATCGCTTTAGTACTCAGTATAGCAGAAAGGAGGAAAGACTAATGTATAATTTCAAATCCAAAGACGAACTTGTAGCATGGCTATCAGAAAACATTATTACTACGGCTGAAGCGGCTGAATTACTCGGCTGCTCTCGCCAGAATATTGACGACTTAATCAAACGCGGCAAACTTAAACCTATCAAATCAATTAATTATGTGCGGTTATTTTTAAAAGATGATATCGTTGCAAGGCTTAATCAAAAGAGGACTGATATATAGGTCCTCTTTTTTAATTTTTTCTGTTTTGCAGTTAATCTGGCCATAACGTTCACCTCACCTGCCTTAAATATCTATACAAAACACAAGGACCCACCAAAGCGGGTCCCTTCTTCAAAAGGGAGTAGATTTACTTACAACTTTACTAACTATATATATAATACCATAAAACTTGAACCTATTACTGACATCTTTTAATTAAATTCTTAATCCTCTTTCTTGTGCAAATAATAATCTAGCCTTACTTAACCATCTGTATATCTGTCTTTCGGATGCCGGTATGTGTATCTCAGCATAATGCACCCTGCTTTTTATGTCTCCTCTTCTTAACTCTCTCCAACAATCCTTAAAATAAACATACTCTATAGCCTTTAGTATACTGCCACCCTGAGGCAGCTTCTCTATAAGATGCATTGCTTTTTCGACTGCCTCTAGATCCGCAAGTTCTGCTGCATTTTCCTCTATAGCTCTCTCTTTTGCAATCAAAGCACCCTCAGTTGGATTAACCACTCCTACACCTTTTTGTTTTTGCATATCGGCGACTATTTTTTCTATGTACTTTTTAGAACCACCCGTCTTTGCATAAAATCGGAAGGCTTCTGTTGCATAATCCCTGATGTGGTCTTTCTTCATCCCTATACCCCCGTTATTTATCGCTTTTCTTCACCTGCCATAACCAAACGTAACCGATAACCATCAAGTAAACCAAAATTAGCAGCAATATGTACTTCACTCTAACCCCTCACTTTCGCTAAACTGTCCTTTAGTTACCTTGTTTCATTATTTCTGGTGTTTTAGGCTCAAATTGTTTTAAGTATTCAATTCTTGCTTTTAAATCTCCAAATGCAAAATAACCTCCTCCACACTCGCATTTTTCAGTTTCATTACTTACTTCTTTCAAACATTTTATACAAAAACTTTTTTATTTTTCAACCAACTCACCCCTTTACAACTTTTAAATCTAGCTCAGGATACTTAAGCCTAAACTGCTTAAAAGTCCTCTTCCATTGTTGACTTTCAAATCCTTTCACGTCCACAATTTCATACGTATCATCGTTTTTAAAAACAATAAAATCAGCTGCATATGTAATTGCTCTATCCGTATCATTACCCTCTACAAGTACAAACTTTGGTTGCAGACAAAAACCTTTTATTTCTCCTGCCCTCATAAGCAGTTTTAAAGAACTGTAATAATTAGCTTCTTGCTGACTATCGAAAAGAATGCCGTCTACACATACATGCTTTGCATTATATTTGGTTTTCTTAGGCTTTAATTCCTGTTTTGGCTGTTTGCCAATACGTTTTAAATATTCCTGAAGTTGCTCTTCTGTCCATCTAAGAGTCATAATGTACTCCTTCGCCTATCTATACCATGTATTTTGGCGGCATTGGGAATTCTTCGCCTTGTTTCTTCCAAAGGTGTAAAACGTACGGATGGTTATTAATATAATCTGCTTTTTTCGGATGATATTGTACTACACATTCATCATCCCTGAAGAAAATATATTTTACCGTACACATTTCATCCCATGTACAACAACGGTTTTTATAACTTACTGAAACGTGATCCCATCCGCCACCCCAACTGAATACAATCATCGCAGGTTTTCTGCTGCCATTTAGATAGGCATATGCATAACCACCATCTGAACCAATTTCCTGAATGATAATTCTTTTGTCTTGCTTAAGCTCTTCAAGGGTTTTCATCTGCCATTCCCTCCCGTAATAAATCTTACATCCATCTTTGCCGCTATTCCTTGTATGAGCTGCTTTGTCGATTCCGGTAACATTGCATATTCCCTTTCCTGTGCTGCTCTTACCTTATAACTCCGCATAAAATTGGACTGTATCACACTATTAACTACATCGCTGTCCATTAATGCCCATTCTCTGAGCTGATTAGGGCTGCCAACTATCTTTTGCAGTAATGGCGGCAGGTTTTTGAAATTTTCTGTGGCGTTATAGTAGCTGATAGCTCCTCGCACCCTGTCCCAAGCTTCCATCTCAGTCATTACTTGAGGCTGTGTTATCATAGCAATTTTTTCTTTGACATCTGCTATTGTTGGAGGATATTTCAAAGTACATATAAGAGCTCTTACAGCTTCCGTAACTATAGGCGCAGGATTATCTGCAAACATTGTGGCCCATAAATCAACTGTATTCCTTGCATCATCTTTGGTCATGTCTTTATAAAAGTTCGGATATGCAGCTTTTAAAATTGCTAATATGGCCTTTGTCTCTTCCCTCGTCATCACACATCAACCTCCATAAAAATATTGCTGGAAGGCTTGTTTTGCCGTCTCTTGCTCTGCTCTTCCTCATATCGTTGAATAACCCAATTCAGAATAGCCCTATAGTCAGACTTGTAGCGTTTACCGTTGGCACCCTTATAATTATCCAAAATCTCAATACAACGCTTTGCACCATCTTCACCGAGTTTCGCCACGAGTGCCTCATATTCGGCATTGGTCAGGCTGACAAAGTCGGCATATTTGATTTTTTCAGGTTGGCTTTTTTCTTTGCGTGCGTGCGTATTTGTATTCGTATTGGATTCGGATTCTGATTCGGATTCGGATTGGATTGGATTACGGGGACATTTGATATCATTTGATATCATTTGATTACAAGTTTCATCAAAAGCAGGATATTTACTCTTTTTAGCACGTATCTGCTGATGCTTATCCCAAGTTACCAATTGCAGGTACGGTCTCCCGTCATACTCGTACACGGTTACAATACCTACCGTCGATAACTTATTTAAAGCATCAGAAATTTGTTTTTCTGTGACGTTTTTAAGAGGAAATAATCTTGCTTTTAGAATTGCTGGTCTTGCATCAAATCTACCATAATCATCACAGTTTACGATTAGTCGGTAAAAAAATACTTCCTCAAACCATGTTAATTGATCTATTGTATCGCTTGTACAGATTGATTCTTTAATTATGCGGTTTGGCATATCGTCACCACCTGACATCCTTTTTACAGGCGGCTAAATTAAAGCCGCCTTATTTAACTATTTCGTGTCACCTGCCTCATCATTTATTTCTTCAATTGTTTCTGTCTCTAACACAATATCTTCTGTTGTGTCTGCATTCTCTATTGCTTCATCTGCTAAATAAACGGTATCTGAACTATCTTCTACATATGCCTGCTGCATTTCTACACTCATAACTCCGTATTTTGAAAGTAAAAGTCGTAAACAGGTTTTCAATGCCATTGCGTCAAAGTCAGTAGCCCATACACTGTTTTTGTTCCCGTAGCTTTTGCTGTACTGCTGGGCATGCTTCGTTACTTCTTCAACCGACATATAAAGCGTCTTTCTAAAACCGTTCAGTGTTTCAATAAAAGCAAAATAACCTATTTTCTTGTCGCTCGTTCTCTTTTCCGGATCTATCTCTATCTCTCCGGTAAGTTTGTCACACTTGACCAACTCACCCTCATACACTACATCTGCATTAATATAACGATATGCACCGGTCCTCATGCAAAGCTGAATATAACCTTTATAACCAAGTTGGAAAGTCGGAATGTACTGTCCTGTTTTGCCATCACGATATGGTACAATCCATGCAAAACCAAGCTGTTTATTGATAGGTAATTTAAGACTCGCAGCTTTTAAAGCTTCCATGACAACATTTTTAGGGTCACATAGTTGTAAAGTTTTATCAGTATTATATAAATCAATAATACTTGCTACAAAAGCTCCTGAATTTTCGGCTAAAACAGCCTTAAATTGCTCTTGTACACTCTGTGCAGCTAAAATATTCTTAAGCTTATCAATCGGTCTTGCAACGGCAGTTTTGCCGTTATTAGATGTTGCCTGTTGAATTAATCCTTTTGTCATAATTACGATACCTCCTTAATTTTAAAAACTCTTACGGTTTGCGCAGGCTTGAGATATTTTTTATATATATCTTCTTGCTCTGATTGAAGTTTTTTAGTATCTAATGTTTGCCGGACTTGGTTTTTCCACTCTACAACATATCCTTGAGCCCTGCCTATTTCTGCATCAGCTAAAGCAAGCTGCAACTCTTGTTTGATTGCGTCTCTTTGTTTCGTTAACTCATTGACTTGCTCATCAAGCTCTAAATACTGCTGTATTTTGCTTTCATGTCCGTATAATGCGACTTCTTCTCGCTCATTAGCTTCCGGGAATAGTTGTTTAATAAGTTCTGATGTGCTCTTTGCTCCGTCTGGTGCAGGTGGGATTTTTTTCGTTATATGTTCTGTCCAAAAGTACTTTTCTGCTTCTATAAGAGCCTGTATTTCATTTTCATCACGTTCGATAGTAAATACATGAAATGCTTTGTTTAGTACTAATACTGCTAAATACCAACGTTCTGCACCGGTGACGGCCATATAGTGCATACACTGTACATAATAGTTTGCCGGGAATTCTCCTTGTGCGAATTTGGTTTTATTCAGAATAGATGTTGTTTTGCATTCTAAACCGGCATTTTCACCTACTACCCAACGGTCTATATTTGCAGTCATAAAAGTGTGTTCTGGATGTTTCAGTATTGCATTTCTTCTGCGGACCTTTTTCCCCGTTTCTTCACAAAACCTTTGTGCAACATAGTCCTCTAAATCTCTGCCCTGTCTCATGGCTTCATTATCGGGCTGCTCTTCTTTTAGCCCGATTTTATCTGCATATACATCAAATGCCGACTTATATCGGTCAAGTCCGACAATGGCGGCTGCATCACTGCCGCCGATCCCTTGCCGGCGAATTTCAAGCCATTCATTCCGTGTCATATCTATCGTTTTTGCAAGCGTTACCGCTGTCATAATCATTCATCTCCTCTTCTTTTTATTTCCCCTGCCCCTCTTGTACTTGCCCGCTAAAGCACTTACTGGCCGCCTTGACAGCGAAGCACGGAGCGTTCGCAGGGGTAATTTTTAAGCATTGACACATTAAACTATCAATGATAAAATGAAATTGATGAATACTTTTATTTTTGCACTTGAAAAAGTGCTTTTTTTATGCCCTAAAATCAATATGTTCAGGCTTTTTCTTTTTGAAGAGTCTGTACTCTGTAATTTCTGCTCCCCACATCCATCCGGCTGCGAAACACACTGCACATAATCCGATTAGCAATATCAATACTTGTGTGTTACTCGGCATTTAATCATCCCCCTTTCTTAAGCAATCAATTTAGCTAAACGAACGCAATTTTTTGCCAAATTCAGTACTTCTGGAAGAGTTGCTTTCTTTTTGAAATAAATTTTATTGAACTTGATATCTTTATCTAGTAAATTACATAGATACAAGAACTGTGAATCCGATAAGTCCCCTGTTTTTGCTTCGATTAATTTTCTTAACATTATGTTCATCCTCTCGCAAATACTACTGATAGACCGGCACCTACCATTTCCAAAAGTTCTTTTTCGATGTCCTGCCAAACGTCATGCTCATGTTCATCAATCACACCATCACAGGCCACATCAACCATGCGATGGTTTATGTCTGTGACGTCTTTGACTTCCTTTTGCAGTTTCAGGACCGACCTTGGCAAATCTAAGATGTGTAATTCCGGAAGGAACCTCCTGCCAACTTCTGTAGAATTTTTCAAATGTAAATATGCTAAATATTTTGCTCCGTATACTTCTACCATCCGGCATACTATGTCATCCGGTGGAGTTGTTCTGCCTGCTTCATATTCCAGCAAACTACGTGCTGATATATGTAGCTGTTCAGCTGCTTGTTCTTGTGTGAATCCTGCAGAAAGTCTGGCACTTTTGTAGACATTTCCGCAAGTTCTCTTCATTCCATCGTCACCTCCTCTCGTGTATAATCAAGATAAAGAATTCTCTCCTGTTCCTTTCAATATTTGCCCGTCCTCGCTTTCCGACAAACCTCCCTCCTGCTTGTTCTGGAAAGCTTCTTTTGAATCTTACGGCTCAACTCTTCTAAGTTGTCCGTAATTAATAATGTTTTCATAATCATAATCACAATCTTCTCTGACATTCTCTAAAGCTTTTTGTTTAAGGAATTCGTCTACCTGCTCAATATCAAATATATATCTGTTGCCTGCTCTAAAGTGCGGAATTTTACCTGCACGTGCCTGAGTATAGAGAAAATGTTTCGATACTCCCAATGCTTCCGCCGCATCTTTTAATAGCATCCTTTTAGCCACTTAAACAACCTCCTTTCATCATCCTTGTCCACCGCCTTCAACTATGGTAAAATTTTGTGGAAGGGAGGTGACATATATGGCTACTCGTGCTGATATAGTCTGCAAAAACTGTGATAATACTTTTCATGTGTTCTGGCACAACTGGGAAAAACAACTTCCACTTGAATGTCCTTACTGCAACAAGAAAATCGATGATACAATGACCGAAATGATTAAACATGCATTGGCATGTGTCTGGGAAACAAATTATCATTTCAGGAAGTATCACGATGAACGTAACGAGCCATTGTTTGAAGTAAACATTACTGAAGTCCATGTTCCAATTGATAAATTTGACTTATATGATTAAAAAAATCATTTGCTACCAATGGTGTTATATTACATTCCCTAAGAACTCCTAAAACTGTTTGAACTATTAAGTTGTATTTTTCTTTGCCACAGGAGCTTATCAATAATTTACGCTTGTTTTCTAAAGCTTCTGTGGTAGTTTCAAGCTTATTTATCAAATCCACCGCCCTCACCTCCCCTCAGTGCCGGTTTTGAATAACTTGCCCTCGTCCTGATAAAAGAGTGTCCAATCAAAGCTCAGAACTGCGGCTATTTTTTTTGCGACTTCAACAGAAGGGTTTGCGTTCCCGTTTTCAATTTCAGTTATCATTGTTCTTGAAATTCCTACTTCTTTTGCAAGCTGCTCTTGCGTCAAGTTATTTGACTTACATCTTAATTCTTTTAACCATATCCGCACATTTTTCACCTCCAAAAGTCAATTTACTTGACCTAGTCTTATTATAAGTCAATATAATTGACTTTGTCAAGTATAGTTTTATAAAATTGTCAATTTTTTTGACATGCATTGATGTCAATAATTTTGACATGTATAATAGATATATAAATATTGGTGGTGAATGTTATGATAGGACAAAGACTAAAAACCCTTCGAGAAGAAAAAGGATTAAAACAAATTGATATTGCAAACATGTTAGGAGTAAGTCGTACTACATACACGCAGTACGAAACAGGAAAAAGTGAACCCGACCTTGCTACGGTTGCAAAACTTTCAAGTTTCTTTCAAGTTTCATCCGATTTTCTATTAGGAAAAACCAACATTCGAAATCCGGCCGATGAATTTCTCGTCCAAGCCAAAGAACAATACGGCTCACGAGGTAAAAAGCAAGCCGAAGAGCTGTTAGAAAATATGCAGGCTTTATTCGAAGGCGGAGAGCTTCCAGACGAGGATAAAGACGAGTTTTTCCGTGCAATTACCGAGATATATTTTGATGCTAAAGAAAAGAATAAAAAGTATACTCCTAAAAAGTATAGGAAACAAGATAATGAGTCATAGGTTGTTTAACAGTGAAGCAATAACTAAAAATGACTATAAAAGGAGGCTTATATATGGATAAGTATTGTTCTAACTGTGGAGAACCTATACACGGGAATTTCTGCTCTAATTGCGGTAAACCTGTAAAAAGCAATGTAGGAAACAATCACATAACCAATCCCGTTAACGTTTCAGGTATTAAAAGTAACAAAAAAGGCAGTGGCTGTTTAAAATTTTTTCTAGTCGGTTTCTTGTGTTTCGTCACAATATCTATAATCTCATCAATATTGAACATCAATAAAAATCCAAATCTTTCAACTAATAATAGCAAACAAACAGAGTTTCAAAAAATAACTGAAACTACACCTGAACAAGCAGATGCAATATTAAATATTCTTAAACAATGTGGAGTAGATAACATAACCTCTATTGTACCAGATGAAATGTTAAACGATATGCATGAGGAAGGCGAAAAAGGTTATCGCTTATCTGCAAACGGTATAAATAATATTATTCTATATTTAAAATCAGATAAGACAGTAAATAAGGTACGGTATGCCGACAATGAACTCTATTCCAACGGAACTATACATTCAACATTAAAAGATTATACATTCACGCTTGATGAAAAAAGCAATTTAAAAACTTCGTGTCAAGAAGCAATAAAATCAATATTAAAGTCGCCTTCTACTGCAAAATTTCCAAATATAACAGAGTGGAAATTTGCTAAGCAAAACGGTCAAATAATTATACAAAGCTATGTTGATTCTCAAAATTCATTTGGAGCAGAATTAAGAAGCCAATTTCAATTTATATTAGATGCCAATGACTATACAATTAAATCTTTAATATTTGATGGCAAAGAAATGATAAATAACAATTGATAACAAAATAAAGCACTGTGTGGTGTCAACCATGAGGGACTACATCGAGTACAAGGCAAAAAAGTTGATACACAAGTACAAAACCAGAAATCCTTTTGAACTTGCTGAAGCACTTAATATTACTATTAAGTTTTATGATTTCAAAGAACTTAAAGGATTTTATACATATTACAAACGAAACAGATATATTGGTATAAATCAAAATCTATGTAAGATTGAGCAAGCGCTTTGCTGCGCTCATGAAATTGGGCATGATCAGTTACACAGGCACTTAACCTACTACATGAAAGATTATAATTTTTTCACCAACTCAAAAGCAGAATATCAAGCAAATCTTATGGCTGCACATATACTAGTTCCTGATGAACTTTTGGACAAATATTCTACAACCAACCTTACCATAGAACAGATTGCTTCTAAAGAAAATTTATATCCCAACCTAATTAAATTAAAATTCAGTTTAAATATGCTTTAAAAAATATTTTATAAAGGAGGACATACGGTGAACAATTTTTCACAACACGTGCCGGGCTTCAGAAGTAACACTACGTGGAAAAAGGTTGTAGCCGTTATTTACTACATAATGGCACTATTAATGCTAAGTGAAGGCTGGGGAATGTGTCTGTTTGCTTTATCATTACCTTTTTTAGTATTTTCTTTCATAGACATTACACATTATAAGAAAAAAGCTATACCTCTTAAAAATGCACTCATTCCGTTCATCTTGTCACTAACTATTGCAGTAATCGGTTCAAATATGATACCTAATGAATCAAAAACAGCACTTAATGAACCAGTAAAATTAGAAGAACAATCAGAGCAAGAACGACAAGCAAAATCAGCCGGAGAACAATTAAAATTAGAGCAACAAGTTAATCTTGAATTAAAAGCGGAGGAAGAAAAACATAAGGCTGAAGAAGAGGCTAAAAAATCTAATTCCGAAGTAAAGGGTCAACTAAAGGTACATTATATTGATGTTGGACAAGGTGACAGCATACTTGTACATACAAATGATGTGGCTATGCTTATTGATGCAGGCGAACGTGGATATGGACCCGGTGTTGTAAATTATATTAAAGATCAAGGTATAAATAAATTAGATTATCTTATATTGACACATCCACATGCAGACCATATTGGAGGAGCTACCTATGTAATAAATGCTTTTGACATAGGAAAAATAATTATGCCAAAAGCATCACACACATCACAGACATTTGAAAACTTATTAACCACAATACAAAACAAAGGAATGAAGATCACCTCCCCTAATCCAGGAGATGAATATCAACTCGGCAGTGCAAAATTTATCATAGTTGCTCCTAATAGTTCAAGTTACAATGACTTAAATGACTATTCTGTAGTTTGCAAAGTTGTGTTTGCTGATACTTCTTTCCTGTTTACAGGAGATGCTGAAAGCATTTCTGAAAATGAAATAATTAACAAAGGATTTGATATAAAAGCAGATATCCTTAAAGTAGGCCACCATGGTTCCGATAGCTCTACTACAGAACAGTTCCTAAAAACTGTAAGTCCAAAATATGCTATAATAAGTTGTGGTAAAGGCAATCAATACGGTCATCCTACACAGGCAGTATTAAATAGATTGGCAGCAAATAATGTGGAACTATATAGGACTGATGAGTCTGGAACCATAGTAGCTACCAGTGATGGAAAAACAATAACATTTGATAAAAAGGCCAGTCCTATAAAACAAAACGCACCACCCGAGCAAGAAAGAAAAGCAGAATCTACTCCAAAAACACAACCACAACAAGAAGCTAAATCTACAATTAAGAGTACACCTACACCTGAAACTGATAATGTACAAGAAGTTTATATAACAAATACAGGTGAAAAATATCATAGATCTAATTGCAGATATTTGAGAAAAAGTAAAATACCTATAAGCTTAAGTAAAGCAAAAAGCTCTGGTTATGAACCATGCAAAGTATGTAGTCCACCCAGATAAATAATGAGGAGGTAACAAATATATGAAAGTTGTAATAGATCGTTTTGAAGGCGATTATGCTATTGTTGAATTAGATGATATGTCTATGGTAAATATGCCTAAACAACTTATCCCGAAAAATGCAAAAGAAGGTGATATAATATCAATTGAAATAGATAATAATGAAACTAATGAAAGAAAAAAAAGAATAAAAAAATTAATGGATAATTTGTGGGAATAGTATCTCTGCCGGCTACAGCTGGCAGTATATTTTTAAAACTATAATCGAACATATGTTTTGTAAAGGAGTGAATAAATTGGCATCAATAAGAAAAAGAGGCAAAAACTCATATCAAATTATTGTTTCCTGTGGATACAATATAAACGGTAAAAAGTTAATCAAAACAAAAACTGTTAAACGTCCTGCGAATATGACGGACAAGCAATGGGAAAAAGAACTTAATAAGCTTGTTTTAGAATTTGAAATGCAAATTGAAAAGGGTGTATATTTTGAACCGTCTAAATTTACAGTATCAGACCTTATAACAAAATGGCTCGAAAAACGCGGCAAAGATTTTGCAATTAAAACACTTAGTAGATACGAATCAATGCTTAATGGTCGAATCAAAACAGCTTTAGGACATCTAAAACTGGAACAGATAAAACCCTTGCACTTACTTGATTTCTATAGTAATTTACAAGAATCCGGTATTAGAGAAGATACAAAATATATAGCAACGCCTGACTTTAAAGAATTAATCAATAGCAATAAAATAAACTCAAAAGAACTTGCAGCAGCTGCTAATATGTCCGAAAGAACATTAAAAGGGGTTTTATCCGGAAAATCTACTACAACAGCATATCAAATAACAGTTGCCCTTAAGAAAAAATTCAATACAGATGTGAAATTTAGTAAGTTGTTTACTCCTGCTTCTCCCCTAAAACCATTAAGTAATAAAACAATACAACATTACCACAGAGTATTAAGCGTAATGTTTAATGATGCCGTAAGCTGGGGCATAATGAAAGAAAATCCATGCTCAAAAGTGAAACCTCCAAAAGTAGAACGCAAAGAAATGCAATATTTAGATGAAAAAGAAACATATAAATTACTTAAATGCCTTGAAGCAGAAGATATAAAAACACAAACACTCTTTACGCTTGCATTGGTAACAGGTTGTAGACGCGGAGAACTTTGCGGATTGCAATGGGAACATATTGACCTAGACAAGGGGCTTATTAATATAAAACAATCGGCTACATACACGGCAAAAACGGGAATTCAAATAAAACAACCAAAAACAACATCCTCTATTCGTACAATAAGTATACCAAATTCAACTATACAACTACTTAAGAAATATCGAAAATGGTGGCTTAAACAAAAAATTAGTGTGGGAGATATGTGGCAAAAGGAAGATAAAGAGCGCCTGAAAGATGATTGGAAAGATCCTGAATGGGTGTTTACAACTTGGAATGGTTATATAATGCATCCGGACAGCTTAACGGCCGCATTTAAAGATTTTTTAAGAAAGCATGAGCTGCCTAATATAAGACTTCATGATTTACGCCATACTGCAGCAACAATGTTAGTACATGCCGGATTAAATGTTAGAGCTATTGCCTCACGTCTTGGCCATGCTAATCCAAATGTTACCCTTTCAGTATATTCACATACATTACAAAGTGCTGATAAAGAAGCTGCGAATATGATGGAAAATCTCATAAACAAAAACAAATCAGAAGAAATTAATATTTAA